GTCGTGTTGCGACCTATGCGCGGGTGATGCATGGGGCGCGCGCGAAGCCGCGCCGGTGCTCGATTCTAGGCGTTGTGGTCATTGTGTCCTACTGTTTTATATATATATAGATAAATAATATATACAGTATGGCGGCGCGCCTGGGCATCGCCGCGAAGCGACGAAACGGATTTTAAACGGGGTCCACAATGGGGCACAATGACCCACAGGATCCTATGGCCCGCCCCTGCAAAATCGACACCGTTAACTTTTTCCGTCGGCTTAAAGACGATGAGCGCGCTATTTTGCTCGCAGCTGGTGCAGGCGACTTGTCACAGGGTTTCCGGGATATGCTTGCGATTTATGCTGCACTGCACAATGCAGGTTTCCGCCCGGGGGATAGCGTCGATGACTGGCTAATAGTTGCAAATGCGAATCATTCTCAGTTAGATTAGCGTTGATGCTTAGGTGTGCGGATAATGGTCCCACCAATCTACATGCTCCCCGCATCGAGTTTCGTGCCCCTGGCCCCTGGCCCCTGGCCCCTGGCCGCTGGCCCCTGGCCGCTGGCCCCTGGCCGCTGGCCCCTGGCCGCTGGCCGCTGGCCGCTGGCCGCTGGCCGCCTGGCCGCCTGGCCGCTGGCCCCCGGCCGCCTGGCCGCCTGGCCGCGAGCATGGGGGGGGAGGGGTACGGGCTGACTTGTAAAATTTACAGGTGCCCCCTACCCTCCGAAAAAAGCAAACCAAAAAAAAAAAGTGGCCTACAATGGCCACGCCAACTTCCCAAAAGGACAAAAGTGGAACCGAAAAAACGCGGGCGACCGCTGAAGATGACGATCCAGCGGTACGCCGACAACCCGCCTGCGCTCTTGCCCAAGACGGATCATCAGCGCATCAAGGAACTCAAAGAGTTGATGATTCGCTCTGGCGGCAAGGATGTGGCCGAGAAGGTGATCCAGATCGCGCTCAATGACGAGCATCCTGGGCAGATGGCGGCTATCAAGATGTGCATGGACAGGACGTTGCCCGTCAGCATGTTCGAGAAGGACAAGCACCAGAGGAGCGCCGTGACGATCAACATCACGGGGTTGGGCGAGACGCCGCAACTCGTAGAGGACATTACGGATGTCTGAGCAAGCCTTAAACAATTTTTTCTGTATAATGTTCTTTTTCAAAGGAACAAGATATGCTGACAAAAATTTGCGCTACTTGCAAGGTTGAAAAATCCAGCGATTGTTTTCACAAGGCCAAAAAAGAAAAGGACGGGCTTCAGTACCGGTGCACAGACTGCGGAAAGAAGTACCACGCAGACCGATACAGCAATCAAAAAGAAAAAATCAGGGGGCAGATAACGGCGTATCGAGCGGGCAATAAGGACAAGCTGAACGAAGCGGGTAGGGTCTGGCGCATTAAGAATCCCGACAAAGTGAAACAGTACCAGCGGACATCAAACTTAAAGAAAAACTTTGGGCTTTCGATAGTGGATTACGAAAAAATGGCTGCCGCGCAGAACAATGTTTGCGCCATTTGCCTAACCCCGGAGACGTTTGTGCACAAAGCAAAAGGGCAAGTTGCTAGACTGGCAGTAGACCACTGCCATGCAAGCGGAAAAATACGCAAGTTGCTTTGTGCACGGTGCAATAGGGCGTTGGGTTTGTTTGAGGACAATCCTGCGCTTATGGCGAGCGCAGCCAACTACATACTGAGCAACAATGGCTGACCTCAACTTCAGCCTCCTGCCCTGGCAGGAGGAAGTGTTCAAAAATTCTACTAGATTCAAGGTGATCGCGGCTGGGCGGCGCTGTGGCAAGTCTAGGTTAGCGGCCACTACGCTTATCATTGAGGGGCTGCGCTGCCCTCAGGGTAGTGCGGTGCTGTACGTTAGTCCCACGATGGGACAGTCGCGGCAGATCATCTGGGATTTGTTGCTGGAGTTGGGGCGGGAGGTGATCCAGTCCAGCCATGTCAACAACTTGGACATCACGCTTATCAATGGTGCCCGTATATATGTGCGGGGCGCGGACAGGCCGGACACGCTGCGGGGTGTGAGCCTGACGTATGCCGTGCTGGACGAGGTGGCCGACATCAAGCAAGAGGCTTGGGAGCAGGTCATTCGGGCCAGTTTGAGTGACAAGAAGGGCCGCGCCATGTTCATTGGCACGCCCAAGGGCAGGAATTGGTTTCACGACCTGTGGAAGTTGGGGCAGGATGAGCAGGACAGCGATTGGAAATCCTGGCACTTCACCACTAGGGACAACCCGCTGATTGACCCGGATGAGATCGAGAGCGCCAAGAAGACCTTAAGCAGCTTCTCGTTCAAGCAGGAATACATGGCGTCTTTTAGCAACGCTGGCGCGGACGTATTCAAGGAGGAGTGGCTCAAGTACGGGGGGGAGCCGGAGCATGGCAGCTATTTTGTGGCCGTGGACTTGGCGGGGTTTGAGGAAGTGGCAAAGCAGGCGGCGAACGCCAAGAAGCGGCTGGATGAGTCGGCTATTGCGGTGGTGAAGGTCACGGACGATGGGAAATGGTTTGTGAAAGAGATTGAGCATGGGCGCTGGGATATCCGGGAAACGGCCTCAAAGATTCTAGTGGCGATGCGGGAATACCGGCCACTGAGCATTGGGATTGAGAGGGGGGCACTAAAGAACGCGGTGCTGCCGTACTTGTCGGACTTGATGCGTAAGAGTAATGTGTACAGCCACATTGTCGATCTGACTCACGGCAACCGTAAGAAAACCGATAGAATCATCTGGTCGTTGCAGGGGCGCTTCGAGCATGGCAGAATCGTGCTTAATAGCGAAGAAAACTGGGATGCCTTTGTAGACCAGCTACTCATGTTCCCGAGCCAGGGGGTTCACGACGATCTTCCGGATGCGCTTTCTTATATCGACCAACTGGCCGTGACAAGCTATTTCGAGCAGGACGATGAGGATGCGTGGGAGCCTATGGATGTAATCAGCGGGGTATAGCATGGATCAAAACGAGTTCGAAGAACCGACAGAAAACGACAAAGAGCTAACGTCCTTTGTTATTGACCACTGTGACCGCTGGCGCGACTGGCGCGACACGAACTTTCTCCCCGACTACCTAGAATATGAGCGCATTTTCCGTGGCGAGTGGGCCGCTGAGGACAAGACGCGAGAGTCTGAGCGCAGCCGGATCGTGACCCCAGCTACCCAGCAGGCGGTGGAAACGCGCCACGCTGAGATTATGGAGGCGATCTTTGGTCAGGGTGACTTTTTTGACATTGAAGATGACCTAAAAGACGTAAACGGCAATCCGCTGGACGTTGAGATGCTCAAAGCGCAGTTGATGGAGGATTTCAAGCAGGACAAGATTAGAAAAGCGATTGACCAGATCGAGTTGATGGCTGAAATCTACGGAACGGGCATTGGTGAGGTCATCGTCAAGACTGAGAAGGTCTTTGAGCCTGCTACCCAGGCGATTCCTGGTCAGACGGGGCAAGCGGCCATTGGTGTAGTGGAGAAAAACCGCATTGCCGTGAAGATCATGCCGGTTAACCCTAAGAATTTCTTGTTTGACCCCAACGGCACCAGCGTTGATGACTGCATGGGCGTGGCGATTGAGAAGTTTGTCAGCATCCACAAGGTAGTGGAGGGCATTGAGAAGGGTATCTACCGCAAGGTCAACATCACCACGGGCGATGAGGACACTGATCTTGAGCCGACTCAAGAAGTCAGTCAGTACCGGGACGGAAAGGTCAGGCTGCTGACGTACTACGGCCTTGTGCCCCGGGAATACCTGACCGAGAAGGACGAGGAAGTAGAAAATCTATTCCCAGATGACTCGGTTGCGGAAGATTATAGCGACATGGTAGAGGCGATTGTGGTGATTGCCAACGAAGGCATGTTGCTCAAAGCCGAAGAAAACCCGTACATGATGAAGGACAGGCCGGTCCTCGCATACCAAGACGATACCGTTCCGAACCGGCTGCTGGGCCGGGGCACGGTGGAGAAGTCCTACAACATGCAAAAGGCGATTGACGCCCAGGTGCGTAGCCATCTGGACTCCCTGGCGCTGACCACCTCACCTATGATGGGAATGGACGCGACAAGGCTTCCCCGAGGTGCTAAGTTCGAGGTCAAACCAGGCAAAGCCTTCCTGGTCAACGGAAATCCGGCTGAGATTCTGTATCCGTTCAAGTTTGGCGAGACAAGCCTGAACAACTTGAACACGGCCAAAGAGTTTGAGCGCATGTTGCTGCAAGCTACGGGCACGATGGACTCGCAAGGCATGGTGAGCCAAGGCAATCGGGACGGTGCTGGTTTGAGTATGGCAGTGGCGACCATCATCAAGAAGTACAAGCGGACGCTAGTGAACTTCCAAGAGGATTTCCTGATTCCATTCATTCAAAAGGCGGCGTTTCGCTACATGCAGTTCGACCCAGAACGCTATCCGTCTGTAGACATGAAGTTTATCCCGACGGCTACGCTGGGCATCATTGCCCGCGAGTACGAGCAGCAGCAGTTCATTGGTTTGCTTCAGACTCTCGGCCCGAATACGCCAGTGCTGCCGCTGATCCTGAAGGGCATCCTGAACAATTCCAGCTTGTCTAACCGGTATGAGTTGATAACGGCGCTTGACCAGATGAGCCAGCCCGACCCGCAAGCGCAGCAAATGAAACAGATGCAAGAGCAACTGGCGATGCAGGCGGCGCAGGCACAGATCGCGGTCAACACTACCCAGGCCGAGCAGAACCGGGCAGAGGCGCAGAAGCTGATGACCGAAGCGCAGTTGATGCCCGCTGAAACGCAGGCCAAGATGAGCGCCAGTCTGACAAAGAACTTGCCCAACGAAGATTCTGCTAACTCTCGGGAGTTTGACAAGCGGGTCAAGATCGCTGAGTTGATGCTCAAAGAGGCTGACATCAACAACAAGGGCAAGATTGTCGAGCTACAGATGGCTGACAAGCAAAATCAAAGCCAAAAAGACAATGAGTTCCTGCAAAGAATCATCGGTCAATGATGGACTTAAAAAACATCATTCTTTCTGATGTTTCGGTCGAGGCAAAGGTATCCGCGCTTGCGATTGTTCTTAACAAGGAATTTCCCAAGCTAGAAGCGAAAGTCAACACCGTTCAGAAGCTCAAGGGTGAGCAAGGCGCGCAAGGCGACCGTGGGCCGCAGGGCGATACGGGAAAAATCGGTAAGGACGGAAGCGATGGCAAGGACGGAAGCGATGGCAATGACGGGAAAGACGGGAAAGACGGGGTTGACGGGGTATCCGTAACCGATGCAAAGGTAGACTTCGATGACTCCCTGGTGTTCATCTTATCTAACGGTAAAACGATAAATGTCGGAGAGGTCAAAGGCGAAAAAGGAGAGCGTGGTGCCACCAGTATGTCTGGGGGCGGGGCCAGTGCGGGCTTTTATAACGCTGATGGCGGTCTTTATAATTCAGTCTATGGCGGCACTACCGCCCTAGATGCCGGAGGGCCGTAATGTCTGTGCAAATTCAGTTGAGGCGAGGAACCGCTGCCCAGTGGACAGCGGCCAACACTCTTTTGGCCCAAGGTGAGGTTGGGATAGAGACTGATACCGGAAAAATCAAGGTTGGTGATGGTTCAACAGCCTGGACTAGCCTAGCGTATTTTACCGGCAGCGGTGCCGTTACTTCGGTAACCGGGACAGCGCCCGTTGCGTCCAGCGGCGGCGCTACGCCAGCCATATCGCTGTCTGCGGGTTACGGCGATACGCTAAATCCGTATGGCAGCAAGACTGCTAACTTTGTTTTGGCCGCGCCCAACGGAACGGCTGGTGTTCCAACATTTCGTGCCGTGGTTGCTGCGGATATTCCGACACTCAATCAAAACACGACAGGAACTGCGGCCAATGTAACGGGCATTGTGGCCGTTGTTAACGGCGGCTCTGGCACGGCAACGCCTGCGATAGTCGCGGGCACAAACGTCACGGTAAGCGGCACTTGGCCCAATCAGACCATTAACGCTACGGCTAGCGGCAGTGGCACGGTAACAAGTGTTGCGGCTACTGTACCGACATTCTTGTCAGTCGCAGGTTCGCCCATTACTACTAGCGGCACACTGGCAATTACTTTGTCAGGCACTGCTCTGCCAGTGGCTAACGGCGGCACGGGGGTTACCACAAGCACAGGAACGACAAATGCCGTGCTGTCCGACAGCCCGACATTGGTAACGCCAGCATTGGGTACGCCATCAGCCGCTGTCCTTACCAACGCTACTGGCTTGCCGCTAACCACTGGTGTAACGGGCAATCTGCCGGTCACCAATCTAAACAGTGGTACATCTGCGTCAGCCACTACTTTCTGGCGCGGTGATGGTGCTTGGGCAACACCCGCTGGCGGCGGATCGTCGCTCCCTATTACTAAAATGCAAGCTCAATCTTTTGGGGGTTTCTAAATGGCGCAAAATACTTCACCAATTTTCCCGCTTGTCCCGTCAATTAACTGGGTCAATACTGGCGCAGTTACCGCCAACACAACCACCGACCTGACTGCCGGGACTAACTACAACTCGGGATTCACAGCCAACGCAACCAACGGATCGCGGGTTGATTTTGTGCGT